TCCACAGACTGACTGCGCAGCCACGGCGGGACGCTATACATCTGGGCGATGAGCAATGCCGTCGCCAGAGAGATAGCCTCTGGCGGCGTCGTGCTGTAGCCCCAGATGCCCTCCACGTCAACGTTCCGGGTGTCGTTGGACGCCGAGGTATAGCGCAACTCGATGAGCGTCTTCGGGGTCTCGTTGAGCGGCCGGAGGTAGTAGTCCGCGGACGCGACCACGATGTCGTCAACCGTCAGCTCATTGAGCGTGAGCAGGTCGTCGATGACGATACACGCTGAACCATCGCCGTCGAAGTACCTCGTGACATACGCCGCGCTGGTGCCGTCGGCGACGAAGCTCCGCTCCGTGAGCCTATCAATCACGCCCTCCGCTGCCGCTAGCAGCGTGCGGAACTCGGTCCTCTGCCTCTCGCTCAGCGTAACGCCGCCTGCGGCCTCGACGAGTTCTAGTGTCGCGTACCCCTTGACGGCCATCCTTGCTCCAATGCCCCCCGCGCTTCAACTTATTTCTGTAGCCGGCATGAATCATGTCTTGACACTCTAAGGATTCTGGGGCAGCCGCCGCGGCCGCCCCAGAACTCTACTTCCGCACGATGTACTCGATGTGGCAGCTCAGGCCCGCAATCGCGAGGCCGGTTCCCGTCTTGGTGGCCTCGAGATAGATGGCCGTCGCTGCCGAGTCCGATCCCACTTCCTTCTGCGCGTCAAACGTCGATGACTCATCCATCGCCACGGCGAGTTGTGTCACGTCCGTCCCTGTTGCGGCCGGCCCGTTGGCCAACTCGCAGATGGCAGCGCCGCTCACCGCGTTGTTGTGCAGCGTCACGGTGTTGTAGTTCGTGTCGACAGCAGACACGTCGGCCTGGGCCGCCAGGTATGCGGCCACGACCTCAATCCGGCGCCCCGCCGGGACAGTCATCACACAGTACGCCAGTGCATCTGCGTCCTGGGCCAGATCCTCCGGCCCCCAACTATGGCAAAGCACGCGATCTTCCACGCCCATTGTCTGTTCCTCCTGCTCTTCTGCGGCGTCGTTGTTCGTCTCGGGGCGCAGAGCGCCGCCACCCTGCGCCCCACCTCTGACCAACTCACGTTGCCAACAAACTACGTCGGCGTCGTGATCTTGTAGCCCACGGCACAGGTCGGCTCGCTGCTGCTCGCCGTCGGCGTCTGCGCCAGGGCGATGCGCTCGCGGAACACGAGTACGTGCCGGTCGCGCTCGATGTCGAACATGCCGCGCACGGTCACCGGGCCCTTGCGGCCCCACGTGAAGCCGTTGCGGTTCGCCACGTACAGGTTGGTGTAGTCCGTCGTCGAGCCGTCGTACACACCGCTCGCGTTCAGGCTAATGCGCGCCTTCGCGCACCACACGAGCGGAGCACCGAACAACTGCGCCACCTGGCCCGTGACATTCGCCGCCTGTGGCCCCACTTTGTCCATCGTGAGGTACAGCGGGTTGTTCTGCGAATCCCGCAGGACCAGCAGACTCGGCAGGAGCGCCACGTTGGCGGTCCAGATGCACTCGCCGGCCGGGTCCTGTGCGTACTGCAGCAGTTTGCCAAGGAGGCCCGCGCATGTGTCACCGGTGAACGTCGAGAGGTCCTTGGTCGTGGACGCGGCAGCCGCTGCGTCGCGGATGCCGTTCCAGCCCTTCCGCACGTCGTCAGCGCTGGTCACATCCGAGTCCATGTGCGTGCTCGTGGTGTCGCCGTTGATTATGATGTCATCGCGGGCATCTGCCAGGGCGCGCCCGGCTCGGAGCTTCACGTCTGCCAGCACGTCCGGTGTCATGTCCTCCTCGGCCTCGGCCGAAATCAGCACGCGCCCGCCGACCTTCTTGAGCGTCGGGGCGATCTTCGCGGTGCCGGGCGTGGAGGCATGGATTTTCACGGACTCGTCCTCCTGCGCCTCGCCGATCATGTAGGCCGTCGGGTCCGACCCCTCAATGGGCCAGTCCTCTTTCCCGCTCAGATCGCGCAGCGGGAAGAGCCCGCCGAAGCGCGGCTGTACCCGGACCTTGCGGATGATCTGGGGGCTCAGGAACGTCGGCACCCACTCGCTGCCCTCGCCAGACGTTGCGATGTCCATCGCCTTGCGGAGCTCGGAGGTGCCGCGCGACCAGGACTGCCACATCTTCAGACCGCTGATCGGGACTGCATGACCAATGGTGGCCTGCATCGTGGCAGCCGTGATGAATGCGTCATCACAGAACTCCTGGAAGGCCTTGACCTCCTCGGAGGCCCGCTCCGGCGGCGTCGCCAGAAGCTCGCTGAATGCCTTCCGGTGCGGACGCGGCCCGCCGAGCTGGATCTGGGTGTCCTTGAAGAACTCGACTACGCCGTCAGCGTCGAGCTTGAACTTCCGCGCCGTCACGTCCGCCAACTGCTCCGGGCTCTCAATGGTCCGTGGCGCCGAGACCCGGTCTGCCGTCTGCTCCTCTAGCGCTGCAAGCCGGTCCTCATACGCCTTCTGCATTCCGTCGATCCGCGTGCGCAGGGCGGCGTCGCTCTCGCCCTTCGCGCGCGACTTCTCCACCTGCTTCTGCATCTGGGCCACGATCTTGAGCAACTCCTCATCGTCCTTGCCGTCGGCCTCGTCGCCCAGCACTTCTCGCAGTTCGTCAATTTCAACAGCCATTACTACCTCACTCCCAGGGCTGCGTGCTCGTCACGCAGCCGTCTCACGGCCGGGAGTGCATCATCGGTGCCCAGTATCTCGCGGAGCTGAGCCTCCACGTCAGATTCCGGCGCCACCACAGGCAGGTCCCCATAGGCGGCCTGGGTGTCGCGCAGAGCCGCGACCAGCTCGGGCGAGAGTTTCCGCCCGTCTTTCTCCCAGTGCCGCAGGATGTTGCCCGTCCGTGTTGCTATCCTGTCAGCCGCAGCGAGGTCCCCATAGGCCTCCGCCTCGGCGTACAGTTCCGGTTCGTCGTTCTTGAACGTCACGTCCGCAAACGCTGGCCAGTCGTCCGGCTCCACCTCGTCCAAGCCCACTCCCTTGAACTCGGGCGGCTCCTTCTCGAACTCGTCGTAGTGCTTGCCCAGGTGCCCGTATACGCCGCGCCGGTCGCTCTCGGGCAGGTCCGCTCCGCCGCGCGCCCCGAGCAGTGCCGCCATGGCCGTCGCGACGCCGCGCCACACGGTCTGCATCTCTCCGCCGATGAGCTTATGGTGCGGCAGCTTATAGGCGCCCTTGGCCTCGGCATTGCCTGCGTCGTACCAGGCGTGTGCTTTGCGATACCGCGCCCAGTCCTCATCCTCCCCGAGGATGGCATTCTGCGCCGCCGGGTCCCAACGCCATGGCGTCTCCTCCGGGGCTTTCGTCATGCTCGCGAAGGGCACCACGGCCTTGACGCTGTGCCATGTGGGCTCTGGCAGCTCAATGCCAAAGCCCTTGAGAGCATCTATGGTAGCGCCAGTGTTGCTCGGGAGGGGGATGATGGCGAATTCATAGAGTTCCTCGATCTCGTTGAGTACCCAGCCGTCGTCGCCATCGGGCTCGATGGACTTGTGCACGGGATCGAATCCTATAGATAGCGTGCGCAGAATCTCATCCTCAACGTCCATCCACACCGCCTTCGCCCGCGACTTGCGGCCCAACTTCATCTTCGCCCGCAGACCCCCGTCCGTGCGCTTCAACTCCACCGTATGGCCTATCGGGTCAGACACGTCGTGCATGTGGGTGACGAGCGGATTCTGCATGTAGCGACGGAGCACACCATCCGTCCAGGCCGAGGCGGGGATCCGCTCCCTATCGCGGTCCCGCTGGTCGGTGCTGGGGTTGCCCCAGAATGTACGCTCTTCGCCCTCGGCGGCCTTGAAGTGACCCGGCATCATCTTCACTGCCGAGAAGCGGGGTCGTATCAAGTCTTTGGCTTCCATACACGCAACCTCCAAGGCCGCAACTGGCCTCTCACCTACTAAACCGCATAAACTGAGCAAAAGCGGACACGACCCGGGGGTCAGACGACGACGGGGGAGACTGTGCACAAACATCCGATGACGTTCGCAGCCCGCCCAGCGGGGTCGCCGGGGTACTGAAGTCCCTCGTCCCACACCGTGAAAACATCGTCCAGGTTCACAATCTGCCCGTCCGCCTCCTGGTGCGGCAACCTCCCACTCCCATCCTCGCGCGTGTCCGCGCTCCCCGACCATATCCACCGCTCCTGCGGGATGCCCATCTGCCGGTAGCCCTCATGCGCCGCCCCGTTGTTCGCGCTGTTGATTTCGTGCCGCGCGATAGTGCGGGAGCGATGCTGCTCCGTATGACTCATGTACTTGTTGACGCGCTCCGTGAGCTGCCGGTGTGTCTCGCCCTTGTTGTAACCCTCCACGAGCGTGCGACGGATATTCTGCTTCGTCGCGTCGTCAACGTTCCGTATCAGCATCTCCTTGCGCTCAAGGAGCCGCACGACGTTGGGGTCCGCGAGGTTGAACGCCGGGGCCTCGGGGCCTGCGGGCATACCGACCTCGAATACCAACCGCACCGCCTCGTCGCCCCTCCGCTCTACGGCCCGCACGATGTGCGGCATAGCCGTGGCCGCGAGTCGGTCCTTGCTCTCCCGCGTGAACACACGCTCTACCACCACGTCTGGCACATCTCCCTCCTCGTCCATCACCGCTATCACCTTGACGTGCTGCCGCTCGAAGAACCGCCGCAGGTCGCGCCGCAGTGGCCCCTCTCCCTCCGCTATCCCACAGACGTGCATCTGCCACAGCCGCAGGTCGCACCAACTATCGCGAATGCCCATCGCATACCGCCGCCAACTCGCTACGCACGACTCGTCACCCACCCGGGCTCGCCGAGCAACTGCCCGGCCCACCCGTGTGCCTTCGCTACATCCTGCTCCGTCGGTACCGGCGTGCTTCCGTCCTGCGTGGCAATCGGTACCGTTGCCATATTCCCGTACCAATCGTCGCCCCACGCCAGGTCCGGCTCGTTGAGCCGGCGCCGCACGTCGTTGATCGTGTAGAGCCCTGCCGCGATGGCCTTGATGTACGTCTCCATCAGTTCGCGCTGCGCCTCGCGCAGCGCCGGGACCGTGCTCACGTCGTAGGCGCCGAACAGCCCCTCCGTCGCCTCGAAACCGCACTTGGCGAGCAGGTGCAGGTTGATGCCCTCGCTGATAATGCCGAATCTGTCCATCATCGTGTTTTCCCAAAAATGCCTGCGCTGCTCGCTCATGTTCGAGTAGTTCGCGTACTCCAACAGGCCCACGAGCGCCGGCGGGACGCCGAAAATCGCACAGACCTCCTCGCGATTCAGTTTGCGCTGCGCAATCCAGTCCATGTCCTTCTGGGTCAGGCCGAATGTTTGCCACTTGAGCCCGCCGTGCAAAATGGCGACCCGATGCGAACGGCTCGCCCCTTGGTGTGCCTTGCGCCACTGCGCCGCCAGGGCCGTCTGTGTGGACGTGTCGAGCGGCGCCTCGCTGACGAGCGCACCGTCCGGGCGGGCGCTGTTTTTCAGAAAGCCCGTATTCCACCCGATGGCCTGAAAGTCATTGGTCAGCGACCGGCTCGCCGCTTGAATCGGACTCAGCCCGCGCAGCATGTCCGTCGGATCGAAGTACCTGAGTTGTACGATATCCGACCACGGATAGTGTATCGCATCCTCGGGCGTGTTGGGATTGCCGTACTGCACGCCGACGGGCAGGCCGCTCTTGACCCCGATGCGCACCCAGTCCGGCCGCATAGGCCATAGCTCTGCCGCGCGCTCATCCTCATCGCGCTCCATGGCCCACCACGCCTCGCCGGCAAGCTCCAGGTGCAGGAATGCCGCCTTGCGCAGCTCGATGCCCGTCATGTATGGGTTGGGCCGGTCAAGCAGCGTCTGCAGTGGATGCTCCGGTACAGCGACGCGCTTGGGCACGCCGTCACCCTGGTCGCGCTCAAGCTGATACCAGCGATATGCCACCTGTCCTGCAGCGGCCGTGATCTGCCGGACGCAGGCATACACCCACGGGTGCGCGCCGTAGACGTTGAGGTAATCCTCCGGCACCACCTGTGGGCCAATGGAGCCGTCAGGGTTGACCGTCAATACGCCCTCGTCGGCCCCCGGCAGCAGCCCTGCCTTCTGATGATAGCCGAATCGCCCAAACGCCTTATCTGCGAGATTCCGAAGAAGCCCCATACCCACCACCACTCTATGCTATGCCGACGGCCGCAGTCGTTCCACGATGCGGATATTGATTGCATCCCGCTCCGTGTAGTATGTGGTATTGCTATCTACGACCTCGACCTGCCCGTAGTAATCGCCAGTCGTGTCCGTGTCCGTACCGTCAGACGCGAATGTGTATTTACACTGCCCCTGCACCGGGTCAATGCCCGTGCCGCTGAGGGCACAGGCCGAGTCGATCTTCGGACTGGCAGAGGCTGCCGCCGTTTTGTCCTTCATGAGGAACTTCACGGTCAGCCCCGTCAGATCAATGGGCGCGCCGTCCTCATCCGTCAGCGTGAACTTGAGTGCTGTGTTCGCGGTGAACTGCGTGATGTCTATGCGCCTGCTGCTCATGGCTCGACGACCTCCACCTCTACATCTATCTCGTCTGGCATGGCCTCGACCGCAATCGGGACCATGTACGTATGCCCACCGGCGGTATCATTGAGTGCCGTGACCCGCGAGTACCAGGTCGAGCCGCCCGCAGGGAACACCTCGTGCGTATTGGCGCCGATAACGACAGCCTGGCCCTTGAACGTGACACGTATCATGTCACCGAGGGCGTATCCACTCCCGCTGTCGAACACCTCGTCGTAGTACACGAGGCCCGCTGACTCCGAACACGCCGCGTCCGTCACCACCGCACTCCAGGAGGTGCCCGCGCGTGCCTTGCGGTGGATGCTCACGGTCCCCGGCGTGATCTCCCCGGCCGTCGGCAGATCGTCCGACGTATCGAGCACATGCACCGACAGACGCACCGTCGCGGTGTTGGCCAGGTCAATGAGCGTCGGTACGCTCACGACTCCCATGACGTTGACGCCGGTCCCGCCGCCGCCCGTCACCCACGCCGCGTCGCCGCGGTCGCGGATCTCTTCGAGGGAGTCGGTGGCCGTGTCAAACGTCGCGCCCTTGATGTCCGTCAGCGTGGCTTCGAGGGCCGCTGCACCGGCGCTGAGGTTGTCGAGATAGCCCGCGCGCACAGCGGTCAACCGCGTCTCCAATGTATCGACATATGCCGCTATGGTGCTGAGGTCGGTCGGGATATTGCCTGCAGCGAGTTCGGCCAAGCGGACTTCCGTGACCGACGCCCCGGGGAATGCCGTGGAGTCCGAGAGGATGTCCGTCACGGCGAGGTCGTTCAGGGCGGCAACCGTCGCCTCGAGCGCACACAGCGAGACCTGCGCATCGAGATAGTCTACGATCAGCTTGCCAATGCTGCCCGCCTGCGTGAGGCCGGAGGTGAGATCGTCCCACACCTTCGCGACCGCCGTCGCTGTAAGATCCCCCACGCTGCCGGTCACGTTGCCGTCCACATTGCCCGCAACGGAGGCCACCGAACCATCCACATTGCCCGTCACAGAGCCGACGGCACCGGTCACCGAACCAACCGCGCCACTTACAGATGCTACCACAACGCTGTCACTGTCCAGATCATCCTGGATGTCAGTGCAGTCGTGATCGTGAGCCGCGAACCCAAAGGAGATGGCGCCCTTATCTGAATCAACTGTGGCCTCGACATAGACGGAGTAGGTTTTCCCGTCCTCGAATCCGTTGGCGCTCGTGCATGCGATGGACTCCGAATAGAAGCCTGTCGTGTTCGCGTCATCGAGCTTGGCCATAGTGCCGGTGAGAATGGCCGTGCCTGTCTCTTCCTCATAGACCCGGTACGCCGGCGCAGAATCTGCATCGGTCACTACGCCCGTATCCGGGTCATGCGTCGTGATAGTGAATACGAGGTCGTCGCCGATTTTGACATCACTGGGACAGCCCATTAGCCCTGCACCACCAAGCCCTCGAAGATCGCACTGTGTATGGCTCTATCTGATATAATTGGCATCACCTGGCCGGCTGGCGGCGCCGCCTCCGTATACAACCACCACTTCCTCGGCGCCGGCGTGCGGATGAAGCAGTAGGGCTCGCGATAGAGCCAAGCGACCTCTTCGGGAGTGAGTGCTCTGTCCCATAGTCGCATGAGGGCAACATCGCCTAAGAGTTTGTTGTTGCCGGACCGGTTTGCCAAAACGGCCTTTTGCCCGGTGTATAGCGACGGAGATCCGCTTGCCCCACTGCCGTCCGCAACTCCGTCCACGTAGAAATACACGGTGCTGCCATCCAGAACAGCGACTCCATGATGCCGGTCGGGATTCTCATACGCTATGACAGTGTCGGCGTCCCGCCAGGAGCCTCCTCCATCACTCCAGAACGAGAGCTTACTGTTGTTCAAACGAAAGCCCCAACCCTCATACGGCGTACTGAGATCGAAAAACCCGAAGAAGTACTTGTTGCTCTGACTAGGGCACCTGAGCCAAACCTCCGCAGTGAGGTCAGTGGTGATCTCCAGGCCACTTGGATTCTCGACAATCGCCCAATCGTTCGTCCCATCGCAATTGAGCGCCCAGCCAAGACCACCCTTGCCGGATGCGATCCAAAGCTGTGAGGAGCTCTGCCCTTCGGCATGGTGCCGCCCGCGAGTGACATCATAAGCGTGCTTCGTAGCACCGCCCTCGTTGAACAACCAACACGCCCGCAATCCGTTCGCGAGCGGGTGCTGGTAGTTGACGATACTACCCTGAGGCGGCTCGTAATATGGGTTCCAGCCGGTACGCATCTAGGCCGTCACATCCATGTGTTCGATCCAGAGATCAACGGCGTTCGCGTCCGTGTTCTGCCCTGTATCGTTGGTGGCTTTGACCTTGAAGAATCTGGGCAACGAGGCCAACGGAATGGCGAAGCTGTACGTCTGATCGGCCGTCACCTCGAAAGCGTACTGCACGGGCTGGTCGCCATGGGCCGTGCCGGCGGTAGTGTGGATGGGATGAATCTCAACGATCATCTGCTCATTGCCGCCCGGTGCCGCAGCGAAGCCATCCACTTCGAGATAGAGCCATATCTGTTCGGCTATCGTGGCGTCGCCGATGTCTACCTCCGCTGAGGTGTACGTCGCGGCGCTGTTGATGGTCTGGCCGCTTACGGGTTGGTCAAGTACGCGCGTGAATGTCAACGCCATAGAAACGGCCTCCTACATAGAGTGGTAGTGCGTGCGGATCACTACCTCGATCTCCTCCGCTAGTGCATCTGCTGCGTCCCTCATGCTCGCACCAACCCCTTGAACGCAGATTGGCTCTATGCCCTGCTCATCAAAACAGCACCACATCGTGTAGCGGCTGTGCTCAGGCGCCGCCTCATCGCAGTCCACACGCATCTTCCACCGCGAGGCCAACGCATCGCGCAATTGATCCCATGCGGGGCTCTGTGTTGGAAGGGGCGTGGCCGCAAGCGCCATGATGCCCGAGACATCAGCCGCATCTATGAGTCCCGCCTTCACGAAAGCACGCCACAGCGGCTCGACATGCGGGTGGGCTGGGTTGATGAGCGGGACGGGGACGAGCCCGGCGAGAAACGCGAAGATGCGCGCCTCCGGGAGGTCGCTTGCCATAATCGCCGCAGCCCTGTCCGGTATATCTACCCACCCGTCATCTGTTAGCTCCTGCCCACCGCGCAGGTAGCGTACAATCCGCTCGAAGGGAATGGGGTTGTGTGCTGTCCCAGTCACTTACGCCGCCTCCCTCGCCTGTTCGATGTTCTCGGGATACACGGGCCAACCGAAGAGCTGCTCGGCCAACGACGGCCCCGAGGGCGCAGTCTCCGCGAGCTGCCGCAGCGCCTGCAGATCGTCGCCCGCCAGCAGGCCGGCGTCACGGATGGCCACAAATATCGCCTGCACATCCGACTGCGCCGGGTCGAGCGCCGTGATATGACTCGTGCGCAGCAGCCACGTCAACGCCTCAGCCCCGGTATTCGTGCTCTTGCGGATCGCGTCCAGTTTCCCATGCAGGAGCAGATAATCTCCAACCGCATCCAGCCCGACGGCGCCCTGTCCGGGATCGCCAGTGGGCGCATTCATCAGGTCAGCTACTTCCAGTGCGCCCTTGTCGTCCCAATCGGGATGCGATGCAAGCTCCGCTTGCAGCGTCGCTACGTCCGTCTCATTCATCACAGGCATATCGTCACCTCAGATTGGCGAGCCATACGCAT